CGTGATTCCAAAAGGATTCCAGTTTGATGGTGCTTCGGTACCTAAGTTCTTGGCATCATGGCTATCGCCAGTTGGTATCTTGTTGGCTGGTGGTTTGGTTCACGACTATGTCTATAAGTATACCGTCTTGTTGAAGAAAAACAAGAAAGATACAAGTGAACCTATGAATCAAAAACAAGCTGACCAATTGTTCCGTGACATTAATATTGAGCAGAACGGCATCCATGTTCTGAACTGGGCTGCTTATCTTGCACTTCGTGCTGGTGGCTTTGTTGCATGGAACGGTCATCGTAAGCGTAACTGTAAAGTAGGAGAAGCATAATGGGATGGGTATTAGATAGACTCAAAGAAAGAACATCATGGGATGGCATCATTTGTATTGGTGCCGGCGTAGCTTTTATTGTTCTAGGTCCTTTTGCTAAGTTTGCAGCTTATGGCGCAATCGTCTATGGCGCTTGGACACTCTGGAAAAAAGAGGGCTAATGGCGTATTCTGGGAAGTACACGGTCGTCAATAAAGAAAAGTATAGAGGCAATCCAGGAGAGGTTGTCTATCGGTCGCATTGGGAGAAACTATGCTTTATCTGGTGCGACAACAATCCGTCGATTAAAGAGTGGAGCTCTGAAGAGATCATTGTTCCATATTACTACGACGTTGATAAGAAGTATCACCGTTACTTCCCAGATCTTAAGATTAAGTTTACAAATGGTAGAACTATACTGGTTGAGATCAAACCAGAAAAAGAGACAGCTCCACCAAAAGGACAACGCAGGACCAAGCAATATGTTGCTGAGGGCCTAACATATATCAAGAACATGCGTAAGTGGGAAGCTGCAGAGAGTTATTGTAAAGATCGAGGCTGGGAGTTCCAAGTCTGGACAGAGAAGACACTTCAAGAAATGAAGATAATGAAGAAGGGGATTAAACCACTAAAACCTCTTCCAGCGTTCAAACGCAAGAAATCCATATAAATATCTCGTATGAGTAACCTATTTCAAACTGTAGAGCAAGAAGCTTTTCGTAAAGGAATCAATCCGCGCACGGCTCAGTCGCGCGAATGGTTCTCAAAAAAGCTTGCTAGGATGCGTAACATCAATCGCTATCAATTGATGCGTGAAGAAGAGCTTGAGCTTCAAGCACCAGTCGTGAATCGTTCCATTATTGGTAGTATGTTCATGTACTTCTACGATCCTAAGTTGAAAGAAGAGTTACCGTACTACGACAGGTTTCCGTTAGTGATTGTTGTTGGACCGGCACCAGGTGGGTTCTATGGTTTGAACCTACACTATCTCTCTCCTCTGTTGAGAGCTAGAATGCTTGACGGTCTAATGGATATCACTAACAACAAGAAGTATGATGAGACAACACGTTTTCGCATTCGTTATAACACATTGCAGAGAATGCGTAAGCTAAGATTTTATGAGCCATGCTTTAAGCACTATTTAACTAAACATGTAAAAGGCCGGTTCGCAAAGGTTTATGCTCCTGAGTGGGAGATCGCCACGTTCTTACCAACAGCGATGTGGAAGAAGTCGACTGCTCAAAGAGTTTATAGAGATTCACGAAGGATGGTACTGTAATGCCGACGATTGACGAGTTAAAGGGTATTGCCTCAGCCAAGTTGGGCTTTGCGCGCAACAATAACTTTCTAGTAGAGCTGCCAACCCTCGGTGGAAGCGGATTGTCTTCGCTTTTAGGAAGGTTTGCTAATTTCATTCCGTCTATTCCTGGTATCACCGATAGAGCTCCGCAGTCTAATTCTCGTGAATTAAACATCTTATGTGAGTCTGTCACTATGCCGGGCAAGCAGTTGCTCACGTCAGAGCGTGTAATCGGTAACGTCAGAGAAAAAGTTGCCTATGGATACGCTGTTGACGACGTAAGTTTAACGTTTTATCTACTGAATGATTATGGTGTTAAAAATTATTTTGACGCTTGGATGAATACTGTTTTCAATAATGAAACGTATGAAGCTGGTTATAAGAAAGATTATGCTAAGCCAGTGAAGATCCATCAGCTGAGAAAACCCATCGTTGGTATTTCAAAAGGCATTGGACCAATAAGAGTTAATCTTGGTGTAGGCGGTGGATCTGTTTATAGTGTAGAGCTGTTGGAGGCGTTTCCTACAACAGTTCAGCAGATAGATTTTAATAACGAGCAAGATGGTTTAGTAAGAGTCACCGTTCAGTTATCTTTTACTAACTGGAAGACGATATCACCGTCTCAGAACTTCTTGAGTTTAGACATTAATCCTGGACAAATATTTGGTTGACGTGAAAAGGAGTAAATTATGGCGTTACCACAGTTAAACACAGCACCTAAGTACCAACTGAAGGTACCATCGACTGGTAAAGAAGTAAGATTCAGACCTTTTCTCGTCAAAGAGCAGAAGGTGTTATTGATCGCCTATGAGTCACAAGATCGTAAGGCTATTATCCAATCAATGCTGGATACGATTAAATCATGCGTTGATGAAGTTGACGTAAAGAAACTTACAACGTTTGATGTTGATTATATGTTTACACAGATCAGAGCTAAGTCAGTTGGAGAATCGGTTGATCTCAACATGAGCTGCACTGAGTGTGAGACTAATAACGAAGTGAAGATCAATCTTGAAGAAGTGAAGATGGAAGTCACTAAAAAAGATATGATCGTTCCAATCACTGATAAGATATCGATCAAGTTGAAGTATCCTGACTACAGCTTCTTTATTAAGAACTCAAAGATCGTTGAGTCAGAGTCTCAAGCTGATGTCATGATAGACGTCGTGATGGCTTGTATCGATGCTATTCAAACAGAAGATGAAAGCATTAATATCGCTGATGAGCCGAGAGAAGAAGTTGAAAAGTTTATTGAATCATTGACCACATCTCAGTTTGAGAAGATCAGCGACTTTGTGCAAGATCTGCCGAAGATGACACATGAAGTAAAGTTTACGTGTGCCAACTGTCAGCATGAAAATACAAAAATATTGGAGGGCCTCGAAGATTTTTTTTAGTGTGTCTCTCTCATGAGACGTTAGAGAACTATTACAAAGTGAACTTTCAGTTATTACAGAACTTTCACTACTCTCTAACAGAACTCGAAGACATGTTACCGTGGGAGAGAGAGATCTATTTAATTATGTTGATTGAAGACATTAAGGAAAAGAACGAGAAAGCAAAGCAACAGGGAATGTAAATGGCAATCACCTTAGGCGACATCAACGTTACACTGCAAGAGCAGAACTCTACACTGAAAGAACAGGCTCAATCTACGAAGAGCTTGAACAGTAACATCTCTGTGCTTGTAAAGCAGATTCAAGGCCAGCGGTTAGATAACCGTGAAAGAGAGATTGAATCTCGTAACCAATCAAAGAGATCTGCTGATACTTCTAGAGGAAGAGCAAGAAGCACTGGTGCAAAATCTTCAAATGGAATGGGAATACCAGGTGCCGCACTTCTTGCAGGAGGATTAGGAGCGATTGGTGGACTGATTGGTTCTGCTGTAAGCGTACTTGGAAATATTCCAATGATAGGTGGGCTACTCACGAAACTTATTACGTTTGGAAAGTTTTTTGCAAGACGTGCGCCATTCATGATAGCCGCGTATTTAATCATTGATAATATTGAATCAATTCAAAAGATCTTTGAAAATATAACAAATTCATCTTTGTTCACCAGTTTGAAAGAAACTGCAACTGACCTTGTGACTTCAGTGTTTGGATTTGAGAGCTGGGGTGAAATGTTTGCAGCTTTCACTCAAAAGATTAAAGAAGGATTCCAAGGTTTAGAAAGACTCACTTCAGGTGACTTTGAAGGAGCATCAGAAAACATCCTTGGAATTGGTACATTACTAGGAAGCTTGTTCTTAATGTTCGGTAAGACACGCAAGCTATTATTTGGCTTAGTAACCGGCGCTGGAAAACTATTAGCTAATGTAGGTAGTAAAGTTTTAAAACTAGGTGCAGCTGGTGCTGCGGCCGCGGCCGGTGCAAAAGCAGTAGATGCTGGTGCAGATGCTGCAAAAGCAGCTAAGAAATTGGATGCTGTAGCTGGTGGAGCAAAACCAGTTGCGCAGATAGGTTCAGCTGTAAAACCGACCGTTGCTGCTGGCCAGTTTAATATTGCGAATCTACCTGGAATGAAAGGTGGTGCTCAAGGTCCTACTAGTGAGTTACCTAAAGCTAGTGGTGGATTAGATAAAGCAATGAAGAAGTTTCCAAGGCTGTTTAAAGTTCTTGGATTCTTAAAAAGTGTACCTGGTTTAGGAAAGGCATTAGCAATTGCTCCGTTGCTCGCTGCGCTTGCTGCTGGCGCTGGACCCGATAAGATTGCTGCTTTAGCTGGTGGCATTATTGGTGGAGCACTTGGTTGGAAAGCGGGTGCTATACTCGGTGGATTGCTTGGTGCAGCTGGTGGACCTGCCGCTATTGTAACTGGACTAGGTGGCGCACTCCTAGGTGGATTTGTTGGAGATAAACTAGGAACGTCTATTGCGCAATGGGCAACTGGCCAAAAGGCTGATGCCATGCCATGGGGCCTTGGTTGGATTGATGATCTGCTTAACAAGTCATCCGGAAGTAGCAGTAATGGAATGACAAATGGAATTGGTTCAGCACTAGGAACTGAAACTAGCGGTAGAACAGGTAACGGTACTGGAAACGGCGTTGGTCCTATGCTATCAGCACCACGTCCTCAAGTAGCACCCGCCGTCGCGACGCTTGCAGCCGAAAACGCATCGAGCTCAAGTAAACAAGTTGTTGTGATTCAAGAGGGTAGTTCACAGACTGTAAATAATGTTGCAAACAACAGCCAAGGTTTAGTACTACCTAACCCCTCTGCATTTGATCATAACGATGCATTTCTTGCAATGCGGTAATGGACAAGTCTATCTTTGAGATAGCGCTTGGTACTGAGTGCGAGCCAAAGAATAAACAATCGCTGTGTCCTGAGCCAGACGCATTCCTTCAATATAAAGACGTTGAGTTTGGCATAGGAATGGATGAGCAACTCTATATCAAAGAAGATAATACATGGAGAAAAGCTCAGTCCAATTAGTAACGGCCGTACTAGCTTTATTACTAGTAGCGGCCGTCTTTCACCTTTACGGTACGACTGTAGCTCTCATGCTAGCATATGCATGGAGCCTTTGTTTTTAGTCGTCGTTAGCTAGCTTAGCAAAGTAGCTCATCGTATCATCATCGTCATCCATGTCTGCTGCAACGGC